TACTGCTGGATTTCTAACTGATATAGTAGGAATGTTTACATAATTATATCCATAACTTGTTGTATAAACACTGTTGATTGTTCCAACTGTTGTATTTGTAAATGCTAAAGCACTTCCAAGTTTACTATTTACATTTGCTGTAGCTAAGTTAGCACTTAAAGTTCTAGCATTAGCTCCTAATCTTGCAAATGCAGTATTAGTATTTGAGTTAGTTGTACCACCTGTTACATTTAACGGAACATCAGCTACAGCTGATATGTCATCACTATCAATTAATAAAACTTCTGTATTACTTAAAGAAGAAACATAAAATGATGCACCTGTACCATTATCATCAGCTGTAACAGCAACAATATTATTTCCTAATGTATAACCTTTACCACCATGAGATACTGCAAATTGTATGGCACTAAAATTATCTGTTTCTGCAACTGTTGCTGTACCGTCTTTTGTTGAAGTTGGAGTAGATAAAGTTAAACTATCACCAATAACATAACCAGCACCTTTATCAGCTAAATTTATACCTGTAATAGTACCTGTAATGTTATAGATTGTTGCATTAACTGTATTACCACTATTTCTTACTAATTCTAAATCTTGAAAGTCACCACTAATACCTGACAAGAATAATTCTTGCACAATAAATCCAGATTCAGTTGTTCTATTAATTCTTTCAACTTTGGCAGTAGCACCGCTACTTAAACCAGTAATGTTTTGTCCTAATAATAGTTGAGTATTACCTAATGCAGGATCACCAACTCTAATACTATTTTCTTTTACAAATCTACCATCTGATGCTTTGAGTATACTTTCACCTGGATCATATATTTCAATTTCTTGATTGTATAAAGCTCTAAATAATAACTTATAACTCTTTTCGGATCCTCTTGAAGTATATAAATCTTTAGCTCTTTTTAGTAAAAAATGTGTGTTGGCTTGAGTACTTCTTGGAAAGTCAGGTATGACTTCTCTTCTTAAATATTCTGTATACTTGTCTATCGAAGTATCAATATCTTGATAATTTAAAAGATTTCTACTTGCATCTAATGCATTGTTAGCTTGTTCAAGAAATTCATAATAACCTTCAACAAATGCTCTGAATAAAGGTGCATCTTGTCTTATGAAACCAGGAAGTTGACTATTAATAGTAGTTGATACTTTTTTTGTAATAGCCATTAGTACACCAGATTAGTTACACCACCTGTTGATCCAGTTGAAAGAATTTGACTGGTTTCACTTGTTATAGTTTCTGTTGTTCCTGCAGTAGTTATATTTGAAACACTTGACTCTACAACTCCAGTTGAATCGTTTACAACATCAATAGATGCTTTTGAAATTAAAAGTAACATATTTCTTGTTGGACTAATATCATTTATAGCTGGTTTTACACTAACTTCTATTGTATCAGAACTTGTAATAATTACACTTTTAATAACACATAAACCTGAACTATAATCAACTGTTCCAGCAGACGTATTCAAATATGTTCTCTGGTTCTGAGAATCTAAGTAATATATTCTTAAAACTCCATTACCGTCGTCATCTAAAAAACAAGTTTGATTTTGAAATGTAAACGAAGTACTTGCAACTGCTCCAGAATGACCAGCATGAGGATTAGTTATTCCATTATTGAAAGCTATACTATATGAAGTTGTTACATTTTGGTTAGGAGTAAATCTTTTCATCATTCTGTATGTTATGTTTGCTCCTTTTATACTTGGATCAGCATCAACCATATCTTCTATAAATTCACTTTCTCTAAACTTTTTATCAAATAAAGTTAAACTAGCTGTTTCAAAATTAACAACAGCAGTTGCAACTTTATCAGATATCTGACCAGCTACTAAAGTAGTTGCAGCAACATCATATCGTACAGTAATACTTGGTACTACATAAAGATAAGTTGCATCAACAAAAGTAGGTGATATAGTAACTACATTTTTAGATTGAAGAAGTGTAACTAATTCAGCTTTTCTTTGATCTGATAATAAATTACCTCCTGAAGGTTTGGCTGCAATATAAACTTTACCATATATTGGAGGATCATTATCTTCGCCACCCCATACACTTACAGCTTCAATATCAGGAGCTTCTGCTAATATAGTTCTTGCATAATCATTTTTTATAACTGCTCTGTTTTGTCTTTGAAAACTTTTAGGTGCATTAAATTTTATACTTGCAGTACTTTCTGCATTAGCACCAATTGATGCATTATTAGCAACAGACACTGTAAATGTAGCTTGGCCACCTATGGAGCTTGGAGAAACAAAATTGTTTGCACCATTTGTTAAAGAACCATTGACTACTCTATAATCTGTTATTACAATATTTCCATTATCAACTGCTTTACCTAGTATATCATCTCCAAATAATAATTCATATTTTCCATCTTCATTCTCTTGTATAAAATATACATTACTATTTGCTTGAACATCAACCAAATTAGTTGCTTGAGTAAATGTTGTTTTAGTTGTATTAGCAGAGCTTGTTTGGATCCTAACTTTAATACTTGTTGTATCAACATTATTGTTATCTAAAATAAATCTTTGTGCTGAAGAAGTATTAACAGTAAATTTTTGTGTTATTGGTTCACCTTCTTTTATAATAACTGTATTACTATTATATCCTTGTGATTGTAAAAGTACATAAGGTTTATCAGTTGTGAACTTATACTGAATTCCATCTAGTGTTGAAGTAAATAATGTATTTGAAGCTATAGTTACGCTAGTTAAATTAGAAGTAGGAGAAACTGTAACTCTTAAAGTTGCTTGAGAACCTCTTGCAGAAGTAGGTGTATAGCCTAACATTTTTGCTCTTGCTACAACATTGTTTCTGATTTGAGCACTATCAAGAAACATTTCATTACCAACCATATTAACATATATTGATTGTTGATAAGTATTGTAAGCTAATAGATCTAATAAATTAGATAAACCACTTCCTTCAAAGTCATAATCTGTAAACTCAGGTTTAGCTCTTAAAAATGTTTTTAAATTATTTTTAATTTGACTAAAATTAAGATCTGTAACTCTAATTGCACTATTCGCTGCCATTATCTAACTCTCTCTAAAAATACATTGACTATTATTGGATCTGTCTGATTAACAACTCTAAATTTAATTGTAATAGTAAGTGCATTATTGTCAATTTTTTGATTTGCAAATACAGATATTAATTCAGCCCTTGGTTCATATTCTCTAATAGTATCTTCAATAGCTTGTTTTACTTCATCTTCAATAGTACCATCATTAAGTTCAAATAATGCAGCATTGACATCTCCTCCTATAAAAGGTTGATATGGTCTTTCACCTTTGTTAGTTAAAACTAAATTTTTGACTGCTCTAGCAACTGCTTCATTATTTGTTAAAGTATTCAATTTTCCAGTCACTGGATGTGCTGCAAATAAAGTATCTATATCTTTATAAACTACACTATTGATTACAGGCATTTTTACTCCTAATTATTCTTCATATCTTGGATTTCTTTGCGTCTATCTTTACATAGTTTCGAAATCTCACTCAATGCTTTTCGAGCTCTAGTTCCAGCGCTTTTATTTCCTGATACAGCCTTTTCATTTTCATTAGTATAAGTGTTAAAAAGACTTACTAAAGTTTCATGTATATCCATAATTATCTCCTTTTACATTATTTATGTGTTTAACCAGCGAATACGTTATCAGAACCTTCAGCAACTGAAGTACAAGATGATATTGCATCTCCTATACGTCCACATCCTTTACCATTAATAAAAACAGTAGTGGATCCAGTAGCTATTGGTGCTGCATGTGATGGACAAGGTAGTCCTGGTAATAAATGTGTTGTGTTGTTATCTCCTTGTCTTGATACACCTATATTGTTAACTAATACATTTGGTGAATGTTGATCTCTTGCTGGTGTTGAACAATGAGTTACATCCTTATCACCTTCTCTTGTAACTGCTTTACTCGACATTTGACTCTCTCCTTAATAATTCATGTAATTTATTATCAAACTCTTCTATCATTTTATGATCTTCTTCACTATGTGGTGTAGGTGGATATTCTGGATTATATTTTAATAATCTATAAAACTTATCTGGTATATCATCATAGTTGTCATATTCAATAATACTTCTATCGAACATTTTTACTCTATATGATCCTTTCATATTATTCCTTATTTAAATGTATTTCATCACCATATATTTCAACATCACCACTTGCTCTAGTTGTTTGACTACCATAAGTTTCAGATACACTGCTTGAAACTGACTCAGACTTACTTGAATTATAAGTTTCAGAAACAGATCCGGTTACTGTTGTACCTTTTGTTCCTCCAACACTTTGAGAAAAGTTTACATTACAAGTTTCTGTTTGATTTTTATGTACTGTAATAACATTATTACCATGAATAGTTTCATATTTGTTTCCATTAACTTGTACTTTCCAGTTTCCTTTTATGTAAGTGTGACAATGACTATCAATAGTTAGATTACAAATTCCTTTAATATGAACAT